TGCTTTTTCGCTTGAGGTGCATGATCGTATCGCCCACATGGGCGGCCTTGTGCTCAATGTGACGACATCGCAAACAGCAAACTTGCCGATGGATCTTGTCACCCTTGCGCCCCCCGCTGCGCGCGTGGGAAGCGCAAATTACAGCGATCTTCAGTGGTGGCTTGAAGTGTACACCGACGGTGGCGCAACTGCAAGCAACGCAACGATTAACGTCACCTTTGACGATAACACTTCTGGCAACCTCAGCACACTCGCGGTCGGCGGTACGATTCGCGCAAGCAACAGATTTTCGCTTGGCGCATTGCGAACGACCGGCCAGCAGGGGAAAAACATTCGCGCGGTAAATAGCGTTATTCTTTCGGCGTCAACAACCGTTGCGGGTAACTTTGGATTCACCGTCACGCGGCCACGTGCGTACGTTGACGTTGCGCTTGCCAACCTCATCAGCAAGGCCGACTGGGCTGATCTTGGTTTGCCCGAAATGCCAAACGGTTCTTGCTTGGAGTTCATGATGACGCCAAGCACAACGTCAAGCGGAACGCTTCGCGGCGGCGGCAAAATCGCGCACGGTTAAACCATGAACATTCTCCGATCATCCGCCGTACGTTTTGCTTCGGGCGCGTCTTCTGTTTGGCTGGAATCGTCCGCCGCTTCGCGATTGTTCGCTGTTGAATTTTTTAGCGCCGGCAGTATTTCGTTGGTTTCGGAGGGCGCATGGCGACGCAAACCATTGAGACTTTGGCGTGGCACGGAATGGGTGCGATGCGTCGCGCGACGATGGAACGGAAATTCTTGGAAATTGCTCTAATTGCGCGCGGCCATTGTATGATTTGTCATCGCTGTTAATTTCTAATGACTGATGCAATTTGCGAGCTGATCGTCGCCGAAGCGGTCGACGCAATCAACGCCGCGACGGCTGTTCCCGTTTATCGATCGCGCGACGCGGCTCTGGTTGCCGGTCAACTTCCGGCGGTTGTTGTCATGCCGGTTCAGGACGACCCGGAGGAAGCCACCGGCACGATCTGCTGGCAGGATTGGCAAATGCTGCTCGCGGTCGATGTCATCGTAGGCGAGGGGATGGACGCGGCCGCGCATCCGATCCGCGCCGAAATTCACGCGGCGATGATGGACCCGTCGACCGTGTTCGCGGTGTCGGGCGTTACCGACATTCGGCCGTCGCTGGTGCAATATCAACTAAACAACCGCGTAGCGGATGTTGCCCACGTCCGCTGTCCGTTCAGGATCATGTATCGAACGCGGCACGATGATCTGACGGAGGCGCCCTGATCCGGTTTGCTGTAGCATACGGCGGATGACATCGTGACCATGGCGCAGGACCGGGATCCGAATCACGGGCGAGGCGGGAGCTACATCGTGGCCCCCGACGGTTCGCGGCGCTTGGCCGCGCGAACCGTCGCCGACCCGGCCGCCCTGGCGCCCGCCGAACGGCCCCAGGATGACCGGGACGGGCCGCCCATGGCGCCCGCCACGGATTCCCCGGCGGAACCGGCCACGGCCCCCACGGCGGCCCCCGCCGCCACCCCGGCGCCCCGTCGCCGCCACCCCCAAACCCGCGAGGACTGATCCATGGCCAAATGGCGCAACCGGCTGCTGCTGCTCGACACCGAGAGCACGTATGGCACGGCCCCGTCGATGGATGGCACCGACGCGATCCTGGTTCCCGAAATCGAAATCGTTCCGCTTGAGGTGGAACTGAAAGACCGGGAACTCATTACCGGGTATTTTGGCAACACCGAAAAGATCGTCTCCATGCAAATGAGCAAGGCGACGATTTCGGTTGAATACTCCACCAGCGGGTCACTGGGCGTCGCGCCGAAATGGGGGCCGATGATCCGCGCCTGCGGATTTTCCGAAACGATCAGCGCTGGCGTCAGCGTTCTTTACGAACCGGTTTCGGAAGATCAAGAGTCTGTCGCGTTTACTTTTTTCGCTGACGGCGTGAAACATGTTCTTCGCGGCTCGCGCGGTACGTGGTCGCTCAACAAAGCGGTAGGCGAAATCCCCCGATTCCAGTACGAATTTACCGCGCTCTATACGACGACGGTCGATGGCACCCGCCCGTCGGCAACCTATACCAACCAAGCGAAACCGCTCGCGCTCAACTCGCGCAACACCGGCACGGTCGAAATTTTCGGCTTCGACGCGTGCCTGGAAGCGATGACACTCGATCTGGCAAACGAGGTGAATTTCCGCCAGAACGCGGGCTGCACCGAACTGGTCGAAATCAACGACCGCAAACCGTCGGGCACGCTCAAGATCGAGGCGCCGACGATCGCGCAGAAGGACTACTTCACCGCGCTCGGTAGTCAAACCCTGGGCGAGGTGAAAATCATCCACGGCGCCGCCGGGAATCGCCTCACGCTTACTCAACCGTCTTGCAATCTCGGCTCGATCGGTTACAGTGAGTCGAATAAGGTCATCATGCTCGACATGGCCTTCATGCCAAATCCCGTCACCGGGAACGACGAAATCACGCTCCTTCTCGACTGATCCCCCCATGCCCTTCGTTCTGCAACAAAACCCCACTTACCGGTGGCCTCTCACCCTCGTTATTCCTACCGACGGCGGCAAGAAAGAAAAATACTCTTTCGATGCGCTTTTCCGGCGCATCCCGCAAACGCGTGTGAATGAAATTATCAAGATCGCGCGATTGTCGCAGGAATCGGTTCGCCGTCGTGACGATGAAGAAGAAACGCAAGAATGGCAGGATCAAGAAATCGCCCGCGAACTCATGGCCGGGTGGTTTGACGTGATCGACGACAAGGGCGAAGAAGTGCCGTTCACTACGTCGACGTTTAACATGCTGCTTGAGTTGCCGACGGCGGCTTCTCAGATCGTTCGCGAATGGTTTACTTCGGTGGAGGTTGCGAAAAAAAAGCGCTAACAAAAATCGCTGAACATTGGCACGCCAGCGACAAAGTCGAAATCGACATCGACGACCTAACCGAACAGGCTGCACAACTGGGGATCGCTGAATTCGCCCCCGACGCAATCACCCGCCGCGAGTGCTCCGTGTGGCCCGAACATCAAGACGCGCTCTTGGTGTTCACTGCAAGCTCGACCCAGTGGCGAGCGGCCGGGCGGGCTATTGTGGGCCTGGATTACAACGCGGTCTTTCAGATCATGGACCTTTACGGGATCACCGACCGGGCGAAAGTTCTGGAAGACGTGCAGATAATCGAAACGCGTGCGATCGAGTTGTTTTCCGAAACGTTGAGGAAGGCTCAGTAACATGGCGCTCAATCTTGAGTCGATCTTCAAGATCACCGCGAAAGTTCGCGACGAGGGGCTTGCCAAACTGGCGAGCGGACTTGAGCGCGCGGACAAAGCGGGCGCCGCCGCAAAAAAGACATTCAGGAATATCACCGATTCCAGCACCTGGCAGGCGAGCGCTGTAGCCGCCGGTGCAATCGGCCTCGCATTGGCTGCAAGTGTTCGCAGCGCAATCGAGTTTGAGTCCGCTGTAGCGGATGTGCGGAAAGTTGTCGACGGCATCGATACGCCGCAAGGGCTGAAAGAAATCCGCGAAGAAATCATCGGCCTGTCGCTTGAAATGCCGATCGCCGCGAAGGGATTCGCGCAAATTTACGCGGCTGCCGGTGAGTCGGGTATCGCGCGAAATCAGATTAAAGAGTTTGCGGTCGACGTGGCAAAGATGGCCGTTGCGTTTGACATGACGGCGGAAGAAGCGGGCGATTCAATGGCGAAAATTCGCTCGGCGCTGGGGTTGTCGCAGCCGGAAATGCGCGACCTTGCCGACGCGATGAATTATCTGAGCAACAACGCGGCAAGCTCGGGCGCGCAACTTGTCGAATTCACAAAGCGATCTGGCGCTATGGGGCAGATGGCCGGACTCACCGCCGAGCAAACAGCGGCGTTCGGTTCCGCCATGATTGGCGCGGGTGTCGAAACGGAAGTCGCTGCTACGAGTTTCAATAACATGGTCCGCGCGCTTTCGCGTGGGGCGAGTGTAACGGCGCGGCAGCAATCCGCCCTGGAGCGACTTGGTCTTGCGTCGCGTGATGTTGCGGACGGCGAAAAGCGCATGACTGCCGAAGTGCAGCGGCAATCGGATCGGCGCCTGGAAATCATGCAGGACGCAACCGATCGTCAACTCAGCGAACTGCGGAAGCGTTACCGTCGGCAACTGCAACTGCTGGAAGATCAATGGGACGACGAGAGCGAAGCGTTTGAGGAAGGCGTGCAGGATCAATCCGACGCGCAAATCAAAGCGCTGCAAAAGCAAGCCGACGCACGAATCAAAGAAATCCAGCGCGCGTACGCTGACAACGCGGACGCGGCGGACCAGCAGGCTGATCTGATTCGTGATCAGCTTGAGAAAGAAATCGACGCCATTCGCGACGCGGCCGACGATAAGTTGAAAGTCCAGCGCCGGGCAGATCGTGATCGCCGCGACGCAATCCGCGAGGATTTTGACGAGCGCGCGGACATCGAAGCGAAGGCGCTTCAACGTGCGTTGAAGCAACAAGAGGAAATCGAAAAGCAAGCGACCAAAGAGCAGCTCGACCGGCTCAAAGAATCGGCGGGCGACGGTGGAAGCGAAGCGGGTAAACAACTCGCGCGCCGCCTTCAGGAAGACGCGCTCGGCACAATCCGCGACGTGTTTAAGCGAATCAAGGGACTGGCAGCCGATGAGCAAATCAGCGTCATTTCCGACCTGTTCGGCGATGAGGCGCGCGGTCTTGCACCGATGATTAACAACCTCGGCGCCCTGGAAACCGCGCTGGGTCTTGTGGCAGATAAGACGAAATATGCGGGGTCGATGACGAAAGAATATGAGGTACGCGCGCAAACTTCAGCGAATGCGCTTCAGCTTGCAAAAAACAACTTTGACGCATTCGCGATTACGATCGGCGCGTCAGTCGTACCTGCGCTGACTGCGCTGGTTTCGGCGGCGACGCCAGTCGTTTCGGCATTGCTTCGCTTCGCTCAAGCGAATCCGGCGATAACGTCTGTTGTCGTGGCGGTGACAGCGCTAGGCGCGGCGTTCGTTCTCGCGGCGCCGTTTGTGATGGCAACCATCACGCTTATCTCGACGATTGGCATAGCAACGCTCGGACCGATTGCGGCAGTCGTTGCAGCGGTGGTCGGAATCGGCGTCGCGTTTAAGTTGCTCTGGGACAATTTCGTGTGGTTCCGTGATTCGTTGACGGCTGGCCTTGCTGGCATCATTGAGGGATGGCGCGGCGCGTTGACGATCATTCAGGGCATCATTGCTGGCGATAGCGCCATTATCGAAAAAGGATGGAATATGCTTATCGAAGGAATCAAGAAATCGACTGTGGCTGGATTTGAGTTTGCGAAAGGTGCCATTGGCGCCGCCTTGCAATTTATGCTCAAGCTGATTATCGATTTCCCCGCTCGCATCGGCGCTGGTGTGCGCGCGATTGGCCAAGCAATCGGGAATGGAATTTCGTCGGCAGTGCGCAGCATCATCACTACGTTGTTTAACTGGATCGGCTCCAGGATCAACGGCGCAGTTAATGCGATCAACTTCCTTATCCGCGCATTCAACCGACTTCCCGGCCCGAACATTCCGACGATTGCGAATGTTCCACGGTTTGCAAAAGGCGGCTTTGTCGAAGGGCCGACCATCGCAATGCTCGGCGATAACGCCAGCCGTCGCGAGTATGCGGTGCCGGAAGAAAAAGCAATCGGTTTCGCAAATAACATCTTGGCCGGTCGGCGGGGTGCGTCGGCGATCCCCGCCAGCCCCAGCACGTCGGGCGCATCGGCCGGGG